TGATCTACGAACAAGGCGCAAAGCAGATGGGCCACGTTGAGGATGGAAAACGGGCGGTTGCGTTGCGGGCCATGCTGGAACGATTGGTCTGAGAACGCTGAAGCTGAGCGGCGGCCCCTGGCCGTCCGCTCCAGCGCCTGGTTCTCTCTTGCCTCAAACGCTTGACGCGCCGCATACGTTGGCGGCATGTCCTTCACGATCCACCACGGCGACTGCCGCGAAGTCATGGCGACGCTCGACGCAGAGGGCGTTGACGCCATCGTGTGCGACCCGCCCTATTTTCTTGGATTCATGAACAAGGGATGGGACAAAGAAAATCCGAAAGCGCTCGACTGCGACGGCCTTCCTGGAAGCCGGGGCCATGGCCGAAGGCCCGGCGAATCTTCCTCGATCGCAAGGCAAAACAGCATCGCCTCATACAACGTGCATTTACAGTGGGCTATCGAAGCCCTTCGCGTGGCGAAGCCCGGCGGCTACCTGCTCGCGTTCGGGGGGACTCGCACCTATCACCGGCTCGCGTGCGCCATTGAGGACGCGGGCTGGGAGATCCGTGACTGCGTGATGTGGGTCTACGGCAGCGGCTTCCCGAAGTCGCACGACGTGAGCAAGGCGATTGACAAGGCGGGAGGGGCTGAGCGCGAACGCATCGGCGGCCCGAAGTCTGGCGGCATGAAGGCCGTGAATTGCCACAACGCCATTCACGGCTATCGACCAAACGATTACGCCGAAAACGGAAACTCGCTCATTTCCTGCGAGCCGATCACCGACGCTGCCCGCCAATGGCAAGGCTGGGGCACGGCCCTAAAGCCAGCATGGGAGCCAATTATCGTGGCCCGCAAGCCGCTCGTCGGCACCGTCGCCGAGAATGTGCTGACGCATGGCACGGGGGCGATCAATGTGGATGGGTGTCGGGTGGGGGCGGAAACGACGGTGACTGTTCGCAGCGGCAACAGCGGTGCGCACGGACGCTTCGGGAAAGATGACCGCGTTTTCTCACGCGAGAATCCGCCCGGCCGCTGGCCCGCGAACCTCATCCACGACGGCAGCGAGGAGGTGGTGGGGCTGTTTCCGGATCGTGATGGTGCGGTAAGCAACGGCAGCAAGGGCACGACCGGAAGCAACGGCATTTACAACGAAGGATGGGGAGCTGTCGCGCAAAAGCCGGGACGCGCCGACTCCGGCTCTGCCGCCCGTTTCTTCTACTGCGCCAAGGCGAGCAAGGCGGATCGTGATGAAGGGTGCGAAGCCTTCCCAGAAAAGGAAAACGCCAGCGGAAACTACGGCACAAAGGCGGCGAACCTAACTCGCAAAGACGGAGGCGAGAACGTCGTTTTGCCAAGGCGGAACAATCACCCCACTGTGAAGCCCACCGACCTCATGCGTTATCTCTGCCGCCTCGTGACGCCGCCTGGCGGCATCGTGCTGGACCCGTTCACGGGCTCGGGCTCAACGGGGAAGGCGGCGATCCTTGAAGGCTTCCGGTTCATCGGCATTGAACGAGAGGCGGAATACGTCGAGATCGCCAAGGCGAGGATTACGGCTGCCGCCAAGTCGGTCCCGCCGCTACTCAGGAAGCTCAAATGATTCTCCGCGCTGAAGATCAAATGCCATGCAGGGTGTTTGACGCCAACGGCGTCGAGCTAAAGTACGCGGTGTGGGTTGACACAGAGACAGGCCAGGCGGTCCATCTGACGGGCGAGGTTGGCGGGTTTGTGTTCACGGTACGCGATGACGGGCAGCCGGGCGTCTCGACCGAATGGCGGCAGCACCCGGCCCCGCTACGGATGGAAAACGGGCGGTTGCGTTGCGGGCCATGCTGGAACGATTGGTCTGAGAACCAGTAAGTATGCGGACCCGTGTATCCGCCACCGCTGGCCATATATCTCCAAGCCGTCAGCGCCGTGCAGCCGCTAGCCGCAAGCTTGTCGCGCTAACGTGGATTATCTGCCGCATATCTCGCAGTCGTGTCACGCCCCGCGACATGACGCCAGAACGTATGTCAAAAGCGACGAAAAAGCGACACGTTCGCGTATGAGTTGGGCGGCCCTGATTGCTTGACACGCTTGGCATCCTGCGGGCTGTGGATTTGTTTCCCAGTCACAGGAGGACTGCTATGCGTTTCGTTTTGCTTCTCGCCGCCCTGGCGTTCGCTTCCGTTGCCAATGCCGATACCACCGTTGTGGCTCGTCGTGGCTCTGTCATCAGTGCCCAGGATCACGCCGTCGTGATCGCTCGTCGTGGCTCGCTGGTTCACAGCAGCTGCGGCCAGTACGAGGGCATTGGCACCGGCTCAACGCCTGAGCAGGCCCGGCGCAACTGCTGCTTCTTCGGGAAGCGTGTCATCGTCGAGGAAGGCGTGGCGTACTCGCCCGTGGCCCGTCGCTGGTTCGCGGTGATTCGCTACCGCTGATGCACGCCGTGTCGTTCACCGTACCAGGGCAGCCCGTCCCACAGCCGAGGCCACGAGTCTCGACTGCGGGCGGGTTCGCCCGTGCGTACGTGCCAGGGAAGCACCCGGTGCATGCGTACCGTGAGGCGATTGCAGCAGCTGCTCGAGGTGCTGGGCTCACGACAACCGGCGAGCCGCTGAACGTGGTGATAGATGCGGTGTTTGAGCGTCCGAAGTCCCACATGCGAAAGGCCGGCGTGAAACCCGACGCACCGAAGTTGCCCAGGCCCGACGTGGACAACATCGCCAAGGCGGTGCTAGACGCGCTGCAGGACGTGATGGGCGATGACTCGCTCGTAGGCCGGTTGGTGGTGGAAAAGTCATACGGACAGGAGGCACGTACTACCGTGCGAGTGTCGTGAGCAACGCTAGCCTGTACCGATACCTGACGTATCACTGCGTTCATTACCCCATGCGTCATTACCTTGAGATCGGCACGCGAGACGGCGACAGCCTGCGAGTCGTGCTTGAGAACGCTTCCGGGCTTCAGTCTGTGTGGGTCGCTGATATGTGGGGCACCGACTACGGCGGAAGCGGTCGGGGCAATCACCAGCACATTGACCAGCTGCTGGACGACTTCAACTTTGACGGCCGCCGTGCATTTCTTGATGGCAACAGCCGAGACACGATTCCGGCGATGATGCCAGAGAAGGCCGACGCTTTTGACTTGGTGCTCGTTGACGGCGACCACTCTTTGGAGGGCGGGATGGCCGACTTAGTGAACGTCTGGCCGCTCGTGAAGCCAGGCGGTGCAGTCGTGTTCCACGACATCACGCACCCGGCTCACTTGGACTTGCAGCGGTGCTTCGATGAGTTTGTGGCGTCAAAGAACGCACCGCACGAAATCATTTCCGAGCCTTATGGCGTTGGAGTCGCGTGGAAACGATGAATCTTCCGGCACATTTATGGCATCCGTACGAGCTCTTCGGCGAGTCATACGCTAAGCGTGTCGAAGAGGGCGCGGCCCGGCTGCGAAACTCACGGGTTGCTTTCGTGGGCCTCGCCCGCAACTGTGCCGTGCGACTTGCTCAGAACCTGGGCCACCTCGAGCAGCTGCAGGATCTCTGCGGCTCGTGGTCTCTGCACGTTGAAAGCAACGACTGCGAAGACGCAACGCTAGACGTGCTGCACGACTACTGCAAGGAAAAGCCGCAGGCCACGTTTCACTACCAAATCTTAGGACGCGAGCACTTCGGGGCTGAGTTCGCTGGGCGTCGCACGATCGCCTTGGCTGAGTACCGCGACTCATGCCAGCGGTGGGTGCGGGCCTGCTCGCCCGACGCAGACTATGTAGTTGTGATTGACTGGGACGCATGGGGCGGCTGGAACCATCACGGCGTGCTCAACGGTTGTGGCTGGCTCGTTGAGTTACCGGGTGCGTACGGCATGGCCAGCGTGTCGCTCAATGAGTGGAAGATGATTTCGATGGGAGACGATGGCAAGCCAACTCTAGGGAACGGGTGGACGCACTATGACGCCTGGGCCTTGCGTGGCGTTGGTCAGTCTGGTTGCTACTTCGATGACTACACGGCCGGGCTAGGCGGCTGGAAACACCAATGGCTGCCGCCTGTTGGCTCGCCGCCCGTGCTCGTGTCGTCTGCGTTTGGGGGCATGTGCATCTACCGCACCGACGCATATCTGAAGGGAACGTATGACGGCGTGACAGACTGTGAACACGTTCCGTTTCATCAGAGCATTGCCAGAGCGACAGGCCAGTACCTGTACCTGAACCCGTCGCAGCGAATGCTGATGAGTTGGATGCCTGAGCCATGCGCGGAATCACATCAACCATAAGCGTGGCCGCGTTCCACGCCGACTGGATGACTCACATGCCCATGCGGGCACTGTGTGAGCGTTGGACGATTTCCCGTGATCAAGTGATCCGCCTGGCCGTTGTGTGGGAGTTGCCCAGACGCCACGACAGGAAACTCAGGGCAAAGCCGCTCAGGCAGAGAGATCCCACAACGACAGAGATTCAGCAGGCGTGCATCCGCATCCAGGCGACGTGGAGCAAAGACGTGGAAGAAGAGCGGCGAGTTGTGAAGTCTCAGGCGTTTTCGATGAAGCGGATACCGCTCGACAGCGCGACTCGTTCGCAAATCGACGTGGAATACAACGGCGACTGTGACGTATGGGAGGAACGCCCGTGAACGCCCCGCGAGGCAAGGAAGACGTGCTGCGGCGAATCGTCATCGAGTATGGGCAGCTGTATGCCTACATCTACATGACCGATGGAAACGGGAAACTGCTGGACGAAGAGGTTTTTAAGCAGCCATTCCGGCTGGAGCGAAAGGAAGCCCACGAGGAGGCCAAAGACGCCTATGACGCGGCCTACGACTGGATGAACGAGATTGTGAACGTGACGCCGCCACTGCAAGGAGACGAGGACGGCGAGGCAGAATCAGAAGCGGAGGACTAGCCATGCCAGCGTATGAAGCCACGCCCGCCGAGCTCGAGCAGTACGGATCGAAACTCACGATATGGCAGCAACTAGCCCTGCTGCAGGCTTGGTCGCCGCTCATTGGCTACGGCCAGCGGTTCATCAACGAGGCAGACCCGTACAAGCGAAGCATCATCGTCAGCGAGGCTTCGGAGTGGCTTGCGTCCAAGACCAACGCCCAGGCCGATGACCAGCTGGTGCGTCTGCTGGGCGACTTGCTGAAGACTAAGCAAGGCGAAGCCTTGGTCCGGTGGTGCCTGCTGCAAGTGGAGGCCGTCCGTTGAGTGATGATTCAATCATACGCCTTGCAGCCGTGGTGGCGGCGGCTGCTTTGCTGGCCGCCCCGTATCGGGAAACCATCGCCGGCTGGCTCTCTAAGGCCGCCGAAGCCTGCTACGCCGAGCGTTCCGCGCTAAGCAGAATCGCAGCGGCGTTGCTGATTCTCGCGGCTGCATGGGGCCAGATCCCTATGCCCAAGCTTCCGGCGGCTCCTGCCGTCACTGTGGACGTGGAGACTCCGAGCGTGGAGATGCAGCAGCTGGTGAAGCCCGTGGCCGAGTCCCTTAAGGCGTTGCCAATGGGCGACCGGATGCTGTGGGCTCAGACGTGGAACAAGGCTGCCACCGTCGTGGCCAGCGATGCCGTGACCACCGAAGTGGTGTTCACTGATACCCGCTCGCTGCGGATGTTCACCACGCTGGCCATTGAAATCGCGTGGCGTCGCATCGGGCAGCATCAGCCAGGCTCAGTGGCAGGGCTCAGGGAGGCCGTGGAGGCCGCCTACGGGCAGGCTATTGGCACCGACGTGGTTTCAGTCACGGCAGACGTGAGAAGCCGTTACGCAGCGTTTGCCAAGGCCGTGGCGTGGGCCGGCGTCAACGGAGGCTGACGCATGACCGAGCACGGCATGGGCTATGTGCCCGACCCGGAAGGCTCTGAGGCGTTCGTGGCAACGCTGCCACACCCAACGCTCGCATCAGCCGGGCCTGATCTCAAGGCCGCCGACCAAGACGTGATGCTGTACCCGGCTCTGCTTCAGTGCATGCCGTCCTGGCGTCGAGGTTCGCAGGGCAATGTGGGCTCGTGCGTTGGCTGGGGCGCAAGCCTGGCCGTGGACGTGCTCGCAGCCTGTGACATCCATTGGCGGAAAGAGCCTGAAGCGTGGAACGGCCGCACGATCGAGGCGAGCCTGTACGGGTTCAGCCGGGTTGAGGCTCGCGGGCAGAAGACGAACACGGGCGGCGACGGCAGCACGGGCTTCCACGCAGCCAAGAGCATCCGCGACTATGGTGCCCTGCACTACGGCGTGGACTACGGCGGCACTGTGTTCGACAAGCACAGCAGTCAGCGGGAACGCGACTGGGGCCGCAACGGCGTGCCTGACGTGCTCGAGCGGTTTGCCAAGGAGCGGCGGTGTTCCGAGACAACGCTGGCCCTGTCGTTTGATGATTGTGCGAAGGCCATCTCAAACGGCTACGGAATCGTATTTTGCAGTGGCCAGGGCTTCAGCATGAGCCGCGACGCTGACGGCTTCTGCAAAGCCGGTGGCGTATGGTGGCATTGCCTTTTTGGTGGTGGAGTCCGTTTTGGTAAGCGTCCCGGAATCCACATCTGGAACTCGTGGGGCGACAGCAACACGGTAGGGAAGCATTACCCAGAGAACATGCCCGACGCTGTGAAGCGGTGCAGCTTTTGGGCCGACGCAGACGTGATTGATCGCATGTGCGCGGGCCGTGATTCCTACGTTTACGCCGGCTACAGCGGATTTAAGCCAACGGCGATGCCTGACAACTGGCTGCGAGGTGTGCTGTGAGATTCCTTATCTGCCTCGTTGTCGTGCTGATTGGATGCGTGGCCACACTGCCTGATGACCACGGCGTATCCGCTGACATGGCCTGCGAGACAGCCCGCATGGTGACGCAGCTGCGGCACGAGATCGCCCCGACGCCGGCCAGCGACAAGTGCGACAACTGCGTGGATGGGTTCATTGGTGACGGGAAAATCAAGATCACCTGCCCTACTTGCAAAGGCACGGGCAAGAAATGACACGCGAAGAACTCGTTGCCGACGTGTGGGGCTCGCTGCCGATGCGTAAGCACTTGATCGGCCGTGAGCGTGTTGGCCGCATTGTGGAGCGGGCTTTGAGGGAATGGCCCATTCCGGTGCTGTACCAGTGCGATGCCGGGCAGACGCAAATTGTGGCCAAGCACTTCGCCCGCCGTCTTGAACGCCAAGAGCGTGAGTACGGCATGGGGTTTCTGGCCAGCATCATCTTGGCGGCCATCATCAGCGAGATCGTCAAGAAAATCGTGCAGCGGTGGCTGGATAATCGTGGCGAGATGCTGGAGGCGATGCAGTGACCGACCAAGCAAAAGAGACGCTTTACAGCATTATGGAGCGGTGGGGATTTCCCACTTTGGTCGCAATTGCTTGCGGATGGGTGCTTCGCGCCGATGTTTTGCTACCTCTTGTTGAGGAGCACAGGGCATTCGTGAAGAGCCTGAGCGAGACGCAGCGTGAGATAAGCAAGGCCGTGAGCGAGCAGACGCGGTTGCTGTATGCCCTACAGCCTCGAGCAACGGAACAGCAGGAGAACTAAGCCATGCCGATGAGCCCGAGACTGCTGAGGCCACGCTCAACGCTGCACCCAGATGCTGCTAGTTGGGCTGCGAGAGTTGTTGCCAACGGTGGAAGCGTGACCGGAACAACCCTGGCAGCCGTGTCCAAGTTCTGTGCGTCTATCGACGCAGCCGGGATTCGCTCACGTATGTACCGTGCGAATCTTTTTTGCGGTTCAAATCTCAACGCCGCACTGGTGCCGCTCTATCGGGGGCCGTCGCTCGGTGGCACGCAGTACGGCAACACCACCGATACCAACAACGCCTTCGTCGGCGTCGGCACCGACTACGCGGAGACGGGGGCGAGTGGTGGGCTGACGGGGAATGGGACGAGCAAGTACCTAGACACCGGCTTTCCGATGAACACGCTGCCAAGCACCACCAGCGGGCACGCGGCTGTGTATTGCAGGAACCGCTCAAGTTCTTCTTCTTTTCATGGGATGGTCGGCGTGAACTTGGCGGGCGGGAGTGGTTTCGGTGTTGCCACAGATGGAACCGTGTACGCTCAGTGGGGTGCGTTTGCGAACGTGACCAACAACGCGAACGGACTGCTGGTTGCTTCGCGGACTTCTGCGACATCGCTGGTGGCGTATGCCGCAGGCACAGCAATCGCCACAAACTCCACATCGACAACGCCAACCGCCAGCACTTTAAATGCCGCAGTATTTGTCAGCCGAAACAGCACCATCAGCAATACGTTCTTTGATCCGCGAACCTATGGGTTTTATTCCATAGGCACGGGCTTGTCGGCTGCGGAAGTTACGTCGCTAACAAACGCTGTGAACACCTTCCAAGCAGCACTAGGTAGAGCATGACCCTCGCAGAGTTCTTAGCCACGCCGCTGCCTGACACCGCCACTCTCCAGACGTTGGCGATTGTGTTCGACACCGCCCTCGCCCAGAAGATGCTCAACTACCATTCTTGGTACGGCGACCCTCGCTGCACCGTGTACCCTGCCGCTCTGGCCGATGGTCGCTGGTGTCATGTAGCCGACATCCTGCCGCAGTGCATCGCGGAAGGCGGCATCTATGCGGCGGGCTTCGCACGGTTGGATGCGACGAACTTCGCCAGCGTGGAGGTTGTGCCGCTGGCTGACCTTGAGTTTGCCACCGAAGCGGTGACGCAACTGGTGCCGGAGGAGTCCCCTAGCCCTGTGAGCTAGTGAACTGCAAGAGTTGCCGCAGATTCCCGTACAGTAACCACACCCAGGAGCTACCCATGGCCGACAACATTCTGAGCCGCAAGAACCGAGACATCGACATCACCCTGCACACGGCCACGGCATCAGCTACCACGCTGGACATGCGTGATGTGGCTGGTGCTGTTGTGACGCTGGGCACCATGAGTACCAACGCCGCCACGCTACAGATGTGGGTTGGCACCAGCACGGCCGGCACCTTCCGCCGACTCTACAAGTCTGACGGTAGCGTGGCTGACCTCACCCTGTCGGCCTCGAGCACGGACGGGCGAGCGTATGCCCTGCCCGATGAAGTATTCGGCGTTGAGTACCTCAAGATCGTCTCGGCCACGACCAACAGCACGGGCACCGCTGGCGTGGTGATGCTGAAAAGCTGACGTGCCTACCAAGATCCCCAGCCATAGGCCGCTGCGTCTTGGCCCTCGCATGCGAGAGGCCAGGCCCAACGCGGCAGCCCGTGGCTATTGCTCAGCCGCCCACAAGGCGTGGAGGCAGGCAGTGCTGAACCGATGCCACTGGCAATGCGTTGACTGCGGCCGTGTGGCCTATGGCCGTGACATGCACGCAGACCACGTAGTACCAGTGAGCGTGG